GGCGGTTTGTGCTGAGGCACAAACCGCGCCTCAAGGCTTTCGCTGACGCGCTCAACGGGGCCTTCATTCCCCGGCGCAAGATCGCCTACATGGAGCCGCTGTCACTTAGGGCGGCGTGAGCCGTTGGAAGCGCCCTCTGACGGCGAGAGAAGTCAGACACATTCTGAAGGCTCTTGGTTTTGAGCTTAGAAACACCGAGGGCGGGCACGAGCAATGGGTCAGAGATGAACCTGTGCCGTTCAGGAAGGTGACGCTGTCCGCTCACAATCAGCCTTTCACTGACACCATGGTGTCGTACATGGCAAGACAGGCTGGCGTGTCTGTCAGAGAGTTTTACGCGTCGCTTCGGTAGAGTGATTGCGTTGGCCGTCCATCTTTGGCAAGGTGCGGCGGTAGGGTTCTAACTTTTACGGGTGGCGGTGAAAGACCAAACCAGAGCAGCGATCCAGCCCAAAACAGTCCAGCCCAAAAACAGCGTCAGGATGAAAATTGCGCCAGCTTGGTGATGACCCCGAAGACCGGCGATTACTGGCGGCAGAAAGTACCCGAGGCCCAACAGGACTACGAGGGTGAATGCGGAGCCGCCCGAGCCGGCCCCGGATGGTGCTTGCAGGAACCAAATCAATCCAGCCGGGATGCCGACAACCAAAAAGGTCCAAAGCAGGGCGCCTGATCCCTCTCTTTGACTTTCAGCATTGGGTGGAGTGGCGACGCCTAGCATTGACTCTTGAGGCGCCCCACAAGATGGACACGCCTTCGCCGTGTCGCTCACTTTGTGCCCGCACTCCGCACAATCGATTACTGCCATGATTGTCTCCCTGACGCGGATTTGAACAACCCAATTGCCCGTGTTCAATCCCTTGGTTCGGTGGGCGTCTCAAACAACTCGCGGGTGAAGGTGTCAAATGCCCCCACTGAGCGCTTGAGCCTGCGCGCTTTGCTTAAATCGTAGACCTTGGCCCTTAGATTAGCCCGTAGCGAAGCTCGCCCCTTTTTCATCGTTCCCCTGGTAACCGTCTACTAGTCCCTGCAGGTACGCATTGGCCTGGCTCAGTTTTTCCGGCGGCAGAGCGGCTACCGATCGGCGCGAAACGCTGAATGGCCACTCCATAGCATCCGAGAAGCGCGCGGGCTGCTGTTCCACCCTAAGCGGCCGCTGGTCAAACTCCCCGTTCAACCAACCTGGGGGAAGTTCGCAGCACCGCTCGATGTGCTCTCTGGACTTGTCGGAGATTCCCCGGTGCCCTGACGTCCATTGGCTGACTTGCGAGGGGTGGATGTCCAGCCTGCTCGCCAACTTCTTGACGGAACCGTCGTACGGCTTCATGGTGAGCAGTTTTTTCAGCTGCTCACGCCGCAGGTTATGAACGTCTGCAATATCCATTAGCCCGACGCTAACACCCGACTGCGAGCGTTCTGCTTGTGTTAGCGTTAGCGATGTGCTAACGTGCGTATCTATGGACACAGCAATTGACGAGCTTGGTGGTACAGCAGCAGTCGCGCGGCTTGCCGGAGTGGCGGTGCCGAGCGTCAGCAATTGGCGAAAGAACGGCATCCCGGTGGAGCGGTGCCCGCTCATTGAGCGAGCCACGGACGGAAGGCACATTTGCGAGCGCCTTCGCCCCGACATCAAGTGGGTCCGCGTACCTGACGCCACCTGGCCGCACCCGGCCGGCCGTCCCTGCATTGATGTAGCAGCACCAGCGGTGCAGGAGGCGGCTTGAGATGAGGCTTCTCGGAGAGGAGGGTCCCGAGCTGATCTCGCATCGCGCGTCTAGCCCGATGCCTGCTCGATTCGTCTCAGCACGTCGACCCGGAACCGGTCTGCGTGTGCGGCCATCAAGGCCTGCATTTCGATCACAGCTTCTTCTGGCGTGGGCTCGACGAGCGAAGGCCTGGCGCGGATCTTCTCGAGGGTCTGCAGCATGAACTCTTCGAATGCTTCCGGTGCGTCGATGAACTGGTTGGCAAAGACCTGTTCCAGCAAGAACCGGAGCACGCCTATTCGGGCGCTTTGCTCCTGCAATGCAGCCTCGAATCGCGCGTTCTCCTTCCGCACGATACCGGTCAGCCGACGCTCGAACTCCTCGTTTTCCATGGGCGCTCCTTGTGTGATGGAAGGGTTGAGAGCCTCCATCGTAAATCGCAAGGGGCGCCCGCCCATTTGCCGCGCGCCTTTGGCCGCTGAAGCCGCCTGACATGGTCGCCATACCTTTTTCCTCTTGGGCAGCCGGTATGACTTCGCCGGCTCTTTCCCCTGCGGGTGTACCTGCAGGGGTCTTTCTTCGAACTGCTCGTGCTCAATGGTCAGGCCTGCGCGGCCTTTCCGGTGCAGCGCAGGGCAGCACATCAACGCTATCCCTGACGTAAGGGGGCACATGGACATCACGCGCGCCTTGCACCGAGCGGTGCACAACCATCCGGCCGGCACGGCAGCCTTGGCCGCGCAGATGGGCATGAGCCGGCACACTCTCACCCACAAGTGCAGCCCCACAGACCTCACGGCGCACTGCAGCCCCGAGGAGGCAGCGATGATCATGGAGATCACCGGCGATCACGGCCCTCTGCAGGCCATGGCCGACCGCCTGGGCTACATCTGCCTGAGCCGGATGGCGTGCGACGAAGCTACTGATGGCGAGCTGGTTGCTGCGGTGAGGGAGTTCGGTGAGTTCCTGCACGCCAGCAGCAGCGGCATGGCCGACGGCCAGGTCAGCGACAACGAGCTGGGCCGCATCGAGGCGGAAGCCTCTGACGCCATCAGTCGCATCAATCAACTCGTGGCCAAGGCCCGTGCCATCAACCAGGCGGGCAAGCCCGTCGAACTGCGCGAGGTTCGCGCCCAGTCGAGCGAACGCGCCCAGGCGCACCGTTGAACCGCCGCGGCCGCGTTGGCCGCTGCAGTAGCAGTACCCACAACCAATGCCCCAGCAGTACCGGGTTACCGGCAAAGCATGCTTTTCACCAGGCAGGCGGAGCCATAGCTGTACGAGCGTGGGAGGACTGCAAATGTAGAGGAGCATGACTTGAACGTCATCGAGGGAGTAAAGCAGGCCGCCGAACAGGACACGACATCAGAATCGTGGCGGCACGAGTGCGAGGTCCGGCACGTGATGAACATGCCACTTCGTGAGCAGCGCGCGCTGTACGTGATGGACGTTGAGCGCAAGCGTGGTGCGGCGGCCGCCAAGCGATTGCGTGATGACGTCATCAAGGCATGGAATGCGACGAGTGATCGCCCCATCTCCCCAAGTTCAGGGGAGCGCGAAAATCGCGCCGGTTCACTTCGAGTGAACACGGAAGGTGAACCAGGTCATGGGTCCTTCCTGCAGTCGCCCAATCAGGGTAATGCGAGCCTCGATGTATCTGTAGACAGCGAGGGCCGCGCATCATGAACTGGTCCAACTATGACGACGTGCTGGCCCAGCTCCGACAGTCTGGCCTGGTCGTCGACAGCCTTGAGGTCGGCCCTCGATCTAACGGCGGACCCTGGCGCGTCAAGGTCGAAGGGGACCACGAGAAGCGCGGCTGGTATCTGCTGCACGAGCTGCGCCTGGATGATGGCGAGACCGTGCTGGTCGGCAGCTACGGCGTCTGGCGCGGCAACAGTTCCAACGCGCAGAAGATCGAACTCAAGCGCAAGCCGCTGACCGCCGAGCAGAAGGCCGCGCTCAAGTCGCGCATCGCGGAAGACCAGAAGACGGCCGAGCGCATCCGCAAGGCCACGGCCGCCCGCGCTGCGCAGCGTGCCCAGACGGTGTGGGAGAAGTGCTCACGAGAAGGCGACTCCGCCTACCTGGCGCGCAAGGGCATCGCCGGCCACGGCGTGAGGTACAGCCCGAAGGGCGCGGTGGTCGTGCCGATGCTGGACACCAGCGGCCGCGTGCACGGCCTGCAGTTCATTCATGCCGCCAAGCGCCACAACCGGGACAAGGACTTCTGGCCGGCCGGCATGGCCAAGATCGGCCACTACCACCACATCGGCCCGACGCCCACCACGGTGATGCTTGTGGCTGAGGGATACGCCACCGCCGCCAGTTTGTTCGAGGCCACCGGCTGGCCAGTGGCCGTCGCCTTCGACGCAGGCAACCTGGCGCATGTCGCCCATGCCTTGGTCAAGCGCTACAAGGGCGTGCACTTCCTGATCTGCGCCGATGACGACCACCTGACCGAGGGCAACCCAGGTATCACCGCAGCATCCACCGCGGCGCTGGCCGTGGGCGGCGCCTGGGTGGCGCCGGTGTTCGCGGCTGACCGCGGCCAGCAGAAGATCACCGACTTCAACGACCTGCACTCCCTGGAGGGCCTGCACGCGGTTCGCGCACAGGTGGAGACCAAGCTCCGGCAGCTTGGCTGGCTGAGTGCTCCGGCCGCGCACCCTACCGGCCAGGGGGGAGGGGGTGACGACGATGCCGGCGATCTCAAGCCGATCGAAAACGCTGCTGACCTGTTGGACCGCTTTGCTCTGGTGTACGAATTGCCAGAGACGGTTTTCGATGCGCAGGAACACAAGCTCGTGCCGCTCAGCTCGATGCGCAACCTGTGCACGAATCGCATGATCCACCGCGCCTGGATGGAAAGCCCAGCCAAGCGCGTGGTGCGTGCCGAGGAGGTCGGATTCGATCCAGCCGGCGACGACCCGAAGATCAAGTGCAACCTCTGGGGCGGATGGCCTACGGAGGCCCGCAAGGGCGACTGTGAAGGCCTGCTCGAGCTGCTGTATCACCTGTGCAAACAAGAGGCGGACCCAGAGGCGGTGTACCAGTGGACGCTCAAGTGGCTGGCCTACCCGATCCAGTACCCGGGCGCCAAGATGAAGACGGCGCTGGTTTTCCATGGCCCGCAGGGCTCTGGCAAGAACATGTTCTTCGAGGCGGTGGCCGCCATATACGGCATCTACGGTCGCATCATTGACCAGGCCGCCGTCGAAGATAAGTTCAACGACTGGGCCAGTCGCAAGCTGTTCCTGATCGCCGACGAAGTGGTGGCCAGAGCCGAGCTGTTCCACATCAAGAACAAGCTCAAGGGCCTGGTGACCGGCGACACGATCCGCATCAACCCCAAAAACGTGGGCGCCTATGAGGAGAAGAACCACGTCAACATGGTCTTCCTTTCCAACGAAGTGATGCCAGCCGTGCTGGAGCGTGACGACCGCCGCTACCTGGTGGTGTGGACCCCGCCAAAGCTCGATCCGGCCTTCTATGAGTCGGTCAAGATCGAGATGGCCAACGGGGGCGTCGCTGCGCTGCACGAGCACCTGCTGCGCCTGCCGCTGGGCGACTTCAAGCCTTGGACGCTGCCACCTATGACGGAAGCGAAGAAGACCCTGATCGACGTGTCGATGGGCAGCTCCGAGCGCTTCATCCAGGACTGGCTGGACCGCCTGCTGCCGCTGCCCGTGGTGCCATGCTGCACCGAGGATCTGTTCGAGGCCTTCCGCTTCTGGCAGCACAAGACCGGCTCCAAGGGGCCGACCATGACCATGTTCGTCACAGAGTCCGTGCGGCGAGCCAGGGCATCCAAGGAGCGCCGGCGCCACTACGTGGGCGACACCTCCGCAACCAGGCAGTCGACGGTGTTTTTCCCGGAGGGCGCCGATCCGGCCATGCCGATCCAGGAACTCTCGCAGCACCTGGACAACTTCGCGGACTCCGTGAAGGTCTGGAAGAAGCAGCACCTGGAGCTCGTGAAGTGACGGCCGCAAACCTCCAAATTCGCCCGGTCGGCTCGGTTTTGCCCATTCTGTGCAGGGTGTGCAGGGTCTTGTGCAGACCCCCCTGCACGCGGCAAACCCAATATCGGCGCGGCTTTGCCGCGAGTGTGCAGGGTGTGCAGACCCCTACGTGCGCGCGCGCACCTCGCGCACTTCGCGCCCAACAGTGGCGGCAGAGAAATTCCGAATGCATCGCGCGCGTAGATATACCCTGCACACCCTGCACACTAGATATAAGTGGTTGTTTTGAAACAGGAAAAGGCGTGCAGGCTAGTAGAAACCCGAGGCATGCACACCCTGCACACCCTGCACACCTGGCGAATTCCCGTCCTGCGGAGGTCTGGCAATGAAGCTCACGGCGAAGATCGACTGGTCCAAGGCTGAGCGGCTGATCGCCAAGGTCACCAGTCAGCAAGCGCGCGGGGCGGTCGCCTCGGCACTGAACGACGCCGCCTTCAAGGCGCGTTCGACGGTGCAGGCGAACATGAAGCAATCGTTCGACCGGGTGACCCCGTACATCGTTCGCTCTGTTCAGGTGGAAAAGGCCACGCCGGAGCGGCTGGAAGCGATCGTCAGCGCGAAGTACATGGGCGGCAAGGGCATTGATCCTCAGAACGTCCTTGCGCACGAGATCCTGGGCGGCGGGCGCAAGGACAAGGCCAGCGAGCGGAAGCTGACCACCGCCGGCATCCTGCCTCCGGGATATGCCGTGGTGCCGGGCCGCAGGGCCGAACTGGACCGGTACGGCAACATCAAGGGCAGCTTTATGGTGATGCTGCTGAGCTATCTGGGGGCCTTCCCGGAAGGGCAGGGCTACCGGGCCAACATGACCGACCGCAAGAAAAAGAAAAAGCGCGGTCAGTTGCGCAATGAACGGGGCTACCTGACCACCACCGGTGTGCGCTACTTCGTGGCCTACGGGCGCCTACGCTCAGGCCCCACCAGGCACCTGCATCCCGGCATCTGGCAGGCCAGCGGCACGCACGATGTAAAGGTCGAGCCCATCCTGATGTTCGTTCGCAAGGCAACCTATCGAACCAAGCTCGACTTCTACGACACGCCGGCGAAGGATGCGATCGCCAAGTTCAACCCGCGGCTGCGGTATCACCTGCGCCGGATCTTGGAGGGCAAGGCATGAGCACCCTGGTGACCCGCAGCCAGCTGGCCGCGCACATGGACTGCGCCAAGAGCTACGTGACCAAGCTCGGCAACCAGGGCCGCCTGGTGCTGGCCCCGGACGGCCGCATCGAGCTCGAGCCGACCCTGGCCCTGATCAAGTCGACCACGGGCGCACCAGAACGAGCGCTGGACGCGGTGATGGCGGCAGGGGAGGGGGCCGCCCAGTCGAAAGCAGAACAGGGCCGCCAGGCGGCTCCTGCGACCCCGGAGCCCACCTACATCGACTGGAAGGAGCGCAAAGAGAAGGCGCAGGCGGAAATGGCCGAAATGGAGGTCGCCAAGATGCGCGGCCAGCTGCTTGAGTACGACGCCGTGCGGCTCCTGGCCTCATCAGCCGCCACAACCCTGCGCACTCGGCTGGAAATGTTGCCAGACCAACTGGCCCCGGTGTTGGCCGCGACCTCGGATGAGCAGCAGGTCAGGGCGCGCCTGGCCGTTGAGATCGAGGGCGCACTGGCGGACCTGGCGCATGAGCTCGGCAAGGCGGTTACGGTCTGATGGGCGCTCGCGACGTCGACCTCCTCCAATACGCCAGCCCTCAGCTGCTGGCCGATGCGATGGCGCGCGCCATCGCCCCCCGCAAACCACTGACCGTTAGCCAGTGGGCCGACCTCAACCGCCGCCTGTCCAGCAAGGGCAGCGCCCTGGCCGGCCAGTGGAGCACCGACCGCAACCCGCCGCTGCGCGAACCCATGGACGCCATGAGCGCGCGCAGCCCGGTGCGCGAGGTGGTCCTGCAGTTCCCCATCCAGTTCGGCAAGACCGAGGTGGCCATCAACGCCCTGGGCTACACCATGGACCACAACCCCGGACCGGTGATGGTGTGCCTGCCGGGCGAGGTGTCCATGAACAAGTGGATCGCCCAGAAGCTGCAGCCGATGATTGAGGAGACCCCTGCGGTCCGCCAGGTGCTCACCAGCACCTCGAGCCGCGACGGCGCCAACCGCCGGGAGTTCAAGGACTTCACCGGCGGCCAGCTCTACCTCGAGCACGCCGGCAGCCCGGCCCGGCTGAAGTCCACCACCGTGCGCACGCTTCTGGTAGATGAGGTGGACGAATTCGCCGCGAACCTGCACAGCGGCGACGATCCGGTGGATCTTCTCAATGGCCGCACCTCCGCTTTCCCGGGCACCTCCAAGCGCCTCTTCATCAGCACGCCCACCATCAAAGGCCTCAGCCGCATCGAGAGCCTGTGGGATTCCAGCGATCAGCGCCGCTACCACGTCCCGTGTCCGCACTGCGGCCACGAACAGCACCTTCAGTGGAGCGGCCTGCAGTACCAACACCACGCCGGTGAGGTGCACTCGGTCGGCTACGCCTGCCAGGATTGCGGCACGCTCATCGAGGAGCATCACAAGACGGCCATGATTGCCGCCGGCCGCTGGGTGCCCGGCAACCCCGGAGCCAAGACGCGCGGCTACCACATCAACGCTCTGTACTACCAGATCGGCCTGGGGCCGCGCTGGGCTGACCTGGTGGAGATGTGGATCAAGGCCCAGAACGATCCGGCCAAGCTCAAGACCTTTGTGAACGACCGCCTGGCCGAAACCTGGGAAGACCAGGCCATGCGCGCGGTCAAGCACAACGCGATTGCCGACCGGGCGGAACCCTACGCTCTGCGCACAGCGCCGGCCGGCGTGCTGGTGGTCACTGCCGGCGTCGACACCCAGGACAACCGCCTGGCGGTGCACATCACCGGCTGGGGCCGCGGCATGGCCTTCTGGACACTGGACTACATCGAGTTGCCGGGCGATCCGGCCAGCCCCGAAGTGTGGACGGCACTCACGGAGCTGCTGAACACGCCCATTCAGCACGAGTGGGGCGCGCAGCTGCAGATCCAGGCCATGGCCATCGACACCGGCGGCCACCGCCAGGAAGCCGTCAAAGCCTGGGTGCGCGAGCGCCGCGTCAAGCGGCCCATGGCCATCTTCGGCGCCACAGCCAACAACGCCCCGGTGCTGAACAAGCCAAAAGCCCACGACGTCACCTGGCGCGGGCAGACCGACAAGCGCGGCGTGATGATGTACCAGGTGGGTACTGTGGCCGCCAAGCACTGGCTATACAGCCGCCTGAGCACGGACGCAGACAAGGCGCCAGAAAAGCGCCTGACCCACTTCACCGACCAGCTGCCACCCGAATACTTCACCGGACTGGTCAGCGAGACGTTCAACCCAGCCAAGGCGCGGTTCGAGAAGAAGCGCGGCGCTCGTAACGAACCCTTGGACACCTGGGTCTACAGCTTCGCTGCGGCTCACCATCCAGAACTGCGACTGCACCGGTTCACGGAGTCCAACTGGGCCGCCATTGAGGCCAGGCTTCGGCAGCCGGAGCAACTCGCCCCGCCGGCGCAGCTTCAACCCGAGACCGATCCCCTGCCCCAGCAAAACACCCGCAAATCCCCGCCCCGCCGTCCCGGCCCATTCGCAACTCACTGGTGAAGTACATGCCAAGCGACATCATCCACGACACCCTCGACACCCTGATCACCCTGCTCAGGGAAACCGGCGCCCGAGCCTCACCCACGCTGCGCCTGGAGGTGGAAAAGCTGGCCCTCGAATGCCGCGGCGAGGCCGAAAAGCGCGTGCGCAGTTCGTGGGGAGGCGAGAAGGTCTACATCGGAAAGACCCACAGCCTGGGCATACAGGCCGCCTCAGCCAGGAACAAGGAAATTCTGCTGCGCTGGAACCGTGGGGAGCACATCAGCTTCCTTTGCCGCCACTTCGGCCTGAGCGAGCGGCGCATCCAGGAGATCCTGCAGCAGCACCGGGCCGATCAGCCGGCCAACGCACCAGGCGCGGCCGTTTGCCTTATCGACCGCGCCGAACGCCGTCAGGATATGCCTGATGCAAACCGTGAGCCTGCCGAGCCGCCTGTACGCCGGCGACAGCCTAGAGCGGCAGTTCGAGCTGCCTGAGTACCCGGCCAGTGATGGCTGGGTCCTGCGGTTTGTACTGGTCAGCGCCGGCGCGCAGATCACGTTTTCGACGGTTGCCAGCGGAGCGGCGCACGCTCTCTCCATCAACTCAGCAGTTTCAGGCACTTGGGTGGCAGGCCGCTACCGCTGGCAAACCTACGTCGAAAGGCTCGCCCAGCGCACCACGCTGGCCACCGGCGAAATCGAAATCCTGCCCGACCTGGCCGCAGCCACCGCTGGGCTGGACACGCGCACCCATGTGCGCCGCACCCTGGACAACATCGAGGCCGTCATCGAGGGCCGCGCGTCCAGTGCTGTGGCCAGCTACCAGATCGCCGGGCGCGAGCTGCGCCACATTCCCATCCCCGAGCTCTTGGAGCTGCGCGACCGTTACCGGCGCGACGCCCGTGCCGAGGATGCCGCCCAGCGCCTGGCCAACGGGCAGCTGCCGCGCAACAAGCTGTTTGTGAGGCTCTGATGCCGACGCCGTCCCTGCTGGACAGACTCCGCGCCTTTGCCAACCCCTCACCGCTGCAAAAGCCGCAAGGCCGCCGCCGCTTTGAAGCCGCCAAGGTTGACCGCCTCACCGCCGCATGGGCCGCCGCCGACTCGGCAATCGATCAGGAACTGCGTAACGACCTGCGCCTGCTGCGCCGCCGCAGCCGCCAGATGGCCCGCGACAACGAATACATGAAGCGATTCCTGGCGATGTGCGCGGCCAACATCATCGGCCCAGGCATGACGCTGCAGAGCAAGCCAGTGGACGTCACCGCCGGCGGCCCGGTGGTCGACGGCCAGGCGGCCAGCGCCATCGAGACCCACTGGATCAAATGGGCCAAGCCCACCGAATGCGATGTGGCCGGCCGGTCCGGCCTGTGGACTTTGCTGCGCACGGCCGTCGTGGCCCTGGCCCGGGATGGCGAGCTGCTGATCCGCGTCTACCGCGGCCGCGGAACCTACGGTCTGCAGCTGCAGCTGTTGGACATTGAACGTCTGGACGTGCACTGCAACCGGGCCCGCACGGGCAACCAGAACGCCATCATCATGGGCGTTGAGGTCGACCAGTTCCACAAGCCAGTGGCCTACCACCTGCTGCAGAACCTGCCGACCAACGCCTACAGCACCGAGCCCGCCGGCGAGACCGAGCGCGTGCTGGCCCGCGACGTCATCCACGCCTTCCTTCCCCTGGAGCTCGAGCAGACCCGCGGTTACCCCTGGGGCCATGCCGCCATGCGGCGCCTCAACGACCTGGCGGGCTACCGGGAAGCTGCGGTGATCGCGGCGCGGATCGGCGCGGCGAAGATGGGCTTCTTCACCACCGAGCAACCCGACACGCTCACCGACTCCACCGATGAGCACGAGGTGCCCTACACCTCGGCCAGCCCGGGTGAGTTCGGCGTCCTGCCCCCCGGCACGGATTTCAAGAGCTACGACCCGCAGTACCCCCACGAACAATTCGGTGAGTTCATCAAAGCCACCCTGCGAGGCATCAGCTCTGCTCTGGGCGTGTCCTACAACACCCTGAGCAACGACTTGGAGGGTGTGAACTACAGTTCAATCCGCAGCGGCGTCCTGGAAGAGCGCGATCAGTGGATCATGCTGCAGGACTGGCTCATCGAGTCGGTTGTCGACCCGATCTTCGACGCCTGGCTGCAGGTCGGAATCGCCGCCGGCGCCATCACTCAGACCTCTCGCAATGGCCCGGCGCCACTGCCGATGGCCAAGCTCGACAAGTTCCGGGAGCACTGCTTCATGGCCCGCCGCTGGCAGTGGGTGGACCCGATGAAGGACGTGCAGGCCTCGATCCTGGCCATCGAGGCCGGGCTGACCACAGCCACCGACGTGGCGGCCAAGAATGGCGTCGACATCGAGGACGTCATGGCCACCAAGCAGCGCGAGGCGCAGATGGCCGCCCGCTACGGCGTGACCCTGGGCGCAGCGTCGCAGCCCGCACCCCGCGCCGCGCCTGATGAAGAAGGCGACCAGACCGAGGAAGAGGAAGCCGATGACGACAACCAGGCGCGCGGGCGGTCGGCCGTCTTGCGCCGCGTCTGGCAGCGCATCGAGCGCAAGGTAGACGAACTGGAGCGCCGCACGGCAAACGGCCAGCCCGCCAAGCCCATCGAGATCCACAACCACATCGCCCCAGCTCAGACCGAGCTGAAGGCCGAAATCAAGCTGCCGGACCAGCCGCCGCCAGTGGTCAACATCGCGCCCACCGAGGTGCGGGTGGATGCCCAGGCACCCGTGGTGAACGTGGCCGCTCCAATCGTGAACGTGGCACCGGCCGAAGTGACTGTTGAGGCCACCATCGAGCCGGCGGCCGTCGAGCTCACCCTGCCGTCCCGCAAGACCGAAACCACCATCACGCGCGACAGCGCCGGGCGCATCAGCAGCTCGGTGGCGGTGGAAAGCGATGCCTGATGTTGGCCGCACCGATCGCGCCGCGGCAGCCATCGGCCAGCCTGGTGGCCGGCCCCGCGCTGCTGGCCTTTCATGGGGTGCTCACTGATGAAGCCGGCCTGGCTGACTACGCCAGCGCGGGCGTGCGCGATCACGCTGGCCGTCTTGTGGGATTTACTGCTCACGCCGCTCTACCTGGTGGCCCTGTGCGTGTTGTGCACGCTGGCGCCCTCAAAAACGACGGCTGGAACTGGACGCCGGGGGCGCTTTTATTCCTTGGGCTTGATGGCCAGATCACGTCGTCTCAGGTCGGCGTGTTCAGCCAGCGCATCGGGCACGCCCGCAGCGCAACCGAGGTTTGGATCGACATTCAGAACGTGATCGTGAGGGCCTGAAATGGCAGACAAGTACATCGCTTTGCTGAGCGGCATCGAGCAAGAGGTTGAGGGCACCGTCACCGGGGGAACTGCAGCGCAGGGCGGGAAGATCCCGGCGCTGGACGCCTCCGGCAAGTTCGATGAGTCACTGCTTCCCGTAGGCATTGGAGCCGATGTGTTCGCCACAACCGCGGGCGAGTCTCTGACAGCCGGAGACTTCGTGTACATCACACCGGCCGGCACCGCCTCCAAGGCGTCCGCCAGCCCCGGCGGGAGCCCGGCCGTGGGGTTCGTGAAAACCTCTGCAGCCAGCGGCGCGGCCGTCACCGTCTACTTTGAGGGCAGCAACACCAACGCCACCGGCCTCACCCCCGGCGCGCGGGTGTACCTCTCCGACACCGTGCCCGGGGGCTACACCATGACGCCGGTGACAGGGACGAACAAGCTGCACCAGTACCTGGGCCGAGCCTATACCGCCACCGCGATCACCACCGAGATCGACGACCACATCCTTCGGGCCTGAGTGAATTGAGCCGTGCCGCTGATCGTCCAGCCTGACGGAACCGTCTCGGAGGGGGCAATCCCCGCCGGCGGCGCAGCCGTACTGGTACTCGACCAGGGGCAGATCAAGGAGGCCTTCTTCGAGCCCACCGTCGTGGGTGGTGGTGGCGGCGACACCGTCACCCGCGAGCGAATGACCTACGACCGCCCCGAGGTGGTTCCCGGCCAGACCGTGCGCGATGTGCTTGCTGTCCGCCCGACGGAAGCCGTGCCGCCGCAGATCGAGGAGGTGATCGCCGCGCTGCTGGTCCGCGCCGAAGAAATCAACCCGGCGCAGATCGAGACGATCCGCACCACCGTGCGGCCGATGATCGCCGAGCTGGTCCCCGGCCAGGCTGACCGCTTAGCCCTGGCGACGCAGTCCAACGAAATCCTGCCCGAAATCCGCGACACCATTCAGGCCCTGCTGTTTGCAACACCGGAGCAAGTTCCTGAGCAAATCGAGACCGTGCGCATCGATGTCAGGGCCAACGCCATGGAGTCGGTGCCCGCCATCACAGAGGGCCTGGCCGCCGCAGTGATTGAGCAGGACAACACCGTGCCCATGCAGATCGTGGTGGAGCCGATCACGGCCAACCTGACCGGCTACGCCAACGCGGTGGTCGCCAGCACCGGCTGGACGAATCCGAACAACAGCCTGGGCAACACGACCGGCACGGCGGCGACCCTCGCGGCCACGGCCAGCGGTTTGGCAGGCACCACGAACAACACCGTCACCGGCACGATCACGCTGGGCTTCCAGGATGTTCGCCTGGGGGACCTGACCATCTCCAATGTGAACCTGTTTGTCGAGACGCAAGGGGCTACCGCTGGCGTGGCCATTGCGCAACCGACGACAAGCATCCAGTATCAGTACAGCCTGGATGGCACGACGTTCACGACCTTCTACACCCACAACACTCCGGCAACCGCCAAGGGCATCCGGACTATCGACATCACCGCTCTGGTTGGGCAGGACAACGCCAAGCTCTCAGCGCTGCAGATTCGAGCCACCGGCACTGTGACCAGCGGCACAGGCCTGGGCGCGGGCAATACTGCGAGCTTTTTCCGCGCCTGGATGGTGGTCAACGCTTCAAGGACGTACTGATGGAAAGCCTCAAGATGCCCCAGCCTCGGCAGATGGACACCTCTGCGGTGGCCAGGTGTCGGCGGTGCGGGTCGGAGGTGTTCTCCGAAACCATCGTTGAGCGCGAGGGCGTGGCGGTGGAAAGAATCGTGGCCGGATCATTCCGGCAGGCCCTAGATCCAGACGGCTCGCCCTACGGGCCGATCATTCCATTCTGCAACTGTGGAGGCTGACCATGCCGGTCGTTGACAACGGACTTTTCATTTTGCGCGACCGCACCATCGGCTCTGGGCCGAAGGCCGGTTTTGTCGTGGACTCTCTGGGCTTCGGAACCAACGATGCGGTCGATGGCGCCGGGCCCTCCTACGCGATCAACAAGCTCGGCGGCGGCACGGCTAACAACGCCGCCGGCCAGGCCAGCACGAACAGCTACTGGAAAACCGCCGCCAACGTCGTGCAGACCACTGGCCAGGATGCGGCGTCCGATCCATTTTTCCAATTCGAAGCGACCTTCCTGACCACCGAGATCAGCACGACGCCCGGAAGCACTGTGGTGCTGTACGAGATCGGCGTGAGCTCCGGGGCTTTGAACGGCACGAACCCGGCCGCCAATGACGGCACGCGCCTTTTCACCCGCAAGCGCATCGGCGGCACTGCTGGCATCGGCAAGACCCAGGACATCGACCTTCTGGGCAGAGTCAAAGTAACCTTCTGATCGTGAGCCTCATTCACGCCATCACCGACCCTGGCGCCCAGCCGGTGGCCCGCCTGTACCGCGACGGCGTGGCCGCGGGCTCGGTGCCCATGGCGAAAACCGACCAGGCGGGCTTCTACACCGCCTCAATCCCGGCCGCCCTGGCCGCCGGCGCCTACCAGGTGCTGATCCTGGTAGGTCAGGAGATCGTCGGCAGTGGCGAGCTGCTGTGGGACGGATCGCGCGAGGTGACCCTACGCGACACCCACGAGCGCCTGGGCCTGGGCGCACCACGCCTGGTCAGCCCCGAAGGCGAGACTGGCGGCGGCGTGGACCTGACCTTTACCAACGTCAACACCACCGCCACGCGCATCGAGCGCGTAGCTTGACCCTCAGGCGCCCATGCGCAACAGCCTACTGATCGCAAGCCGCGGCTTCGTGCCGCTTCCGCTTCGCGCCATCATTCTGGCGCTGCAGGGCGTGTTCCGAGAGGAAGAGCCGCAGCCGCTGATCTTTGGAAGCACCGGCGGCACCGGCCGCGTCCCACTTCGAAAGCCAGCCCGCATCAAGCCGCGCCTGGCCTGGCGACCGCCCATGCCCATCATTGCCCGCCAGCCGGTTGAGGATGACGAAGGACTGATCCTCTGCGGCGCCATTTGAAGCTGCCGCCAGGCGCGGCCGTTTGCCTTATCGACCGCGCCGATCGTCGCCAACATGGCGACATGGACATCACCACACGCTATGCACCCGGCACCCGCGCCACGCGGCTGCTGAGTGTGGAAAAGCGCGCTGTGATCGACGTCGAGGCCCGCACGGCCGAGCTCGCCTTCTCTTCGGAGGAGCCATACGAGCGCGGCTGGGGCATCGAAATCCTCGATCACGCGCCCGAGAGCATCAAGATGGACCGCCTCACCGTGGGCGGCCCACTCCTGATGGATCACGACGCCCGTGACGTCGTCGGGGTGATTGAGCAGGTGAGCATTGGCGCGGACCGGGTGGCCCGCGCCAAGGTGCGCTTCGGGAGAAGCGCGCGAGCCAGCGAGATCTTCCAGGACGTGGTCGACGGCATCCGGCGCAATGTCAGCGTCGGCTATGTGATTCACGAGGCCAAGCTCGAGAGCGAGCGAGACGGCCTGGGCACCTATCGCGTCGTGCGTTGGGAGCCCTTCGAAGTCAGCCTGGTGGCCGTTCCTGCCGACCCCACGGTCGGCGTGGGCCGCGCAGACCAAGCCGACAACAGCCCCGCTCCGGCGGCGACCTCCGAGGCCACCAAGGCCGAAGAGACCCCCCAAACCCCGGCGGCCACAGAGGCCGTCATCCAAGAGGAAAAGACCATGTCTGAATCCGTGGTGGCCGATCGCTCGGCCGATGCCAAGACCATTGCTGCCATCGGCGCGCAATTCAAGAGCCAAGGCGGCGTCGAGCTGGCCATGGAAGCCATCCAGGCCGGAAAGGGTGCCGAAGAGTTCCGGGCGCAGCTGATGGACAAGTTGGCCACCCAGAGCAAGCCGACGGCCGATGTGGGCATGACCAAGGCCGAGACGCAGCGCTACAGCTTCCTGCGGGTGCTCAACGCCCTGGCCAACCCCCAGGACCAGCGCGCACAGCAAGCCGCCGCCTTCGAGCTCGAGGCCAGCCGCGCCGCCGCCGAGACCTCCGGCCGCGCCGTCAAGGGCATCATGGTTCCCAGCGATGTGCTGCGCCGCGACCTCAGCGCCGGCGTGCTGGCCGCAGGTGGCGCCACGGTGTCGGACGATCTCCTGTCTGCCGACTTCATCACCCTGCTGCGCAACGCCATGGTGCTGTCCGGCATGGGCACGCGCATGATGACCGGCCTGGTGGGCAACGTGTTCATCCCCCGTCACACCGGTGCAGCTACCGCCTACTGGGTGGCTGAGGGCAACTCCCCTACGGAGAGCACCCAGGCCTTCGACCAGGTGCCGATGACACCCAAGACGGTCGGCGCCTTCACCGACATCAGCCGCAAGCTGCTGCTGCAGTCCAGCCTGGACGTGGAAGCCATGGTCCGCAACGACCTGGCCACCGTCCTGGGGCTGGAGATCGAGCGCGCTGCCATCAACGGCTCCGGCATGTCCAATGAGCCGCGAGGCATCTTGCAGACCAGCCAGGTCTACACCCTTCCGCTGGGAACCGACGGTGGCGCTATCACCTGGGACTCGGTGGTTGACCTGGAAACCAACGTGGCCTTCGCCAACGCCGCGGTCGGCAGCCTGAACTACCTGACCAACGCCAAAGTGCGCGGCAAGCTCAAGCGCACCTTCATCGACGGCCCGGGCACCGGCCAGCGCGTTTGGCAGGACGGCAACAGCGTCAACGGCTACAACGCCTTCGTGACGAACGCCGTGCCCAGCAACGGAACCAAGGGTACCGGCACCGCACTGAGCTCGGTGCTGTTCGGCAACTGGAACGATCTGCTGATCGGCATGTGGGGCGGCCTGGATCTGATGGTGGATCCCTACACCAACAGCACCTCGGGCACCGTGCGCGTGGTGGCGCTGCAGGACGTGGACGTGGCACTGCGCCACCCCGAGTCCTTCGCCGTCATCAAGGACGCCACCACCGCCTGATGAGCTGAGCAGGTGCAGGCCGTGTTTTCCGATCTGACCGCTTTCTTCCAGGGTCTGGACTCAGTGCCGGCCCTGCTGAACGGCCATCCGGTCACCGGCTACGTCAACTCCGGTTTCGAGAACGGCCTGCTCGAGGGTTTCGACCCCCGGGCAGGCTCCACCCCCCGATTCACGCTGCAAAGCGCCCAAGTGCCCAACAGGCCCGAAGGCAAGCCGCTCGTGATCCAGGCGGGGCCGGCCGCGGGCACCTACTCGGTGGCCAACGCCATGCACGACGGCACCGGAATCTGCGAGCTGCACCTCAAGCCTAAATCCTGACCCTATTGGAGCCAATCATGTCTGACGTTCGTTCATCCGCTGGCAGCACACTCAAAATTTCCGCGTCGCTGCCGGCCACCTTCAATGCAAGCGGCTACTCCGCCCTGATGTACACCAACATCGCCGAGCTGACCAACATCGGCTCTGTGGGCGAAGAGACCGAAATGATCACTCACAACCCCATCGCCACGCGCGGGGTTGTCAAGGTCAAGGGTTCCAAGAACCTGGGCTCCATCGACCTGGAGATGGCCTACATCCCCAACGATCCCGGCCAGCAGCTCCTGCAGACAGCGCAGGACGACGATGCCGACTACGCCTTCGAGATGACCCTGCAGGACAACACCAAGGTGTACTTCCTGGGCAAAGTCACCTCTTTCAAGATCAACGTGGGCTCGGTGAACGACATCACCAGCGCCACGGCCATGATCGAGCGGACCTACTCCGCCAACGGCGTGGGCGAGATCTTCGTCCCGGCCCCCTGATCACCACTAGGTGACTCGCGCACCGAGCCCGCCGGTGTCTCCTTCCTCTGCCGGGGATGGAGCGCCGGTGGGCCACGGGCAAACCCGCCGGCGCAAGCCGGCAACCCAACCTTCCCCGGCAAAGGAAATCCCCATGTTCGATATCACCTCCGTCGCGGCCCAAGACCAATTCACGCTCGAGCTCAACCGGGCCGACGACACACCGCTGGTCGACGCCGCCGGCAATCGCCTGTCCATCACCCTGTGGGGCCCTGGCTCCAAAGCCGCCCGCGCCCTCCGTCAGCGTCAGTTGCAGCGTGCCATTAATGAGCAGCAGCGCAAAGGCTCGCTCAAGCTCAACGCCGAGGACATCGAGCGCCGCCAGGTCGAGGACGTGGCCGAGCTGACCGTGAGCCTCAACGGGTGGGGCTACAAGGGCGCCAACGACGCCGCGGCCATCCGCGCCATGTACGCCGACCCATCCCTCGGTTTCATCCTGGACCAGGTCATCAAGGCCCAGGGTGACTGGGCAAATTTCTCGAAGGCCTGAGCGCGCAGCTGACGCTGTACGTCCGAACGCTCGCCCACCTTCACACCGCGCCCAGGCCCAAGACCACCAACAAACGCCAAACCGAAGCAGAGCCCGAGACCCGCATGCAGACCCTCCAACGCCAAGGCGCAGAGCCTGCACTGCCGGACCCGGGCCCGGCCGCCTACCTGGCCAGCTACCTCTGGGAGATTGGCCCGGTGCTGCCCACAGGCATGGGGGCAGCCCCCATCACCCATAGCGAACTGGCCTCATGGCAGTCAAACACGGGATGTGAGCTGAACGCCTGGGAGGCGCAGACCCTGCGAGAACTGAGCAAGGCCTGGCTGAACCAGCAGCATGAGTCCCAAGACCCCACGGCGCCCGCGCCCTGGGTTGATGTGGAGCCCGAGACCCGCAGCAGCCGCCTGGATGCCCAGGCGAGGTCCATCTTCAAGGTGCCCACCAAGGCACAGCAGGAGCACTGATGCAAGCCGGAGCCGCAACCCTGAAGCTGTTGGCGGACATCAGCGACCTCAAGGCAAAGATGGCCGAGGTCGAGCGAATCACGCAGCAAGCCAGCGGCCGAGCCACCTCCGGTTTCCAAGGCATGCAGCTTGCCGCCGCCAGAGGTTTCGGTGGGCTTTTGGCGGCCGCCGGCACCGCTGCGACAGCCATAGCCGGGGTTGTCGCAGTTGTCGGCACTCTCGGCTTTGCGCTCAAGGGCATCAGAGACCTTGACGCCTTCAATGACGTCGCGGATTCCACGGGCGCAACCATCGAGCAGCTGGCCAAGCTTGAGCGAATCGCCAGGCTCAATGGCGGCACGCTTGAGACCGTGCAGACGGCGCTCCTTAAGCTGAACAAGGGCCTGTCCGAGGGGGATGCAGAATCTCCGACCGCCATTGCCCTGGAGGCCATTGGTTTGAATGCGGAAAAGCTGAAGAAGCTAGATCCAGCAGTAGCGCTCAACCAGGTTGCCGCTTCCCTTGCCGGTTATGCCGACAACGGAAACAAGGCCCGAATCATTCAAGAGCTGTTCGGGAAATCAACCAAAGAGCTGGCATCTTTTTTGAAGGATGCCGCAGCAGGCGGCGGTGAAAACGCCAAGGTCATCGCAGAGCAGACAGAAAAGGCCGAAGCCTTTCAGAAGCAGCTCGCAGCGTTCAAGACCGGCATCGAAGACATTGGCCGAGCCTTGTCCATCACGCTTTTGCCGGCAGCCAATGCCGTCATCGGCGCGATGAACACCTTGTTTGGCAGCCAGACGCAGCAACAGCAAGCGCAAGACCTGATCGACCGGCTGGCCAAGCAGGAGATCATCTTGGCAAGGATCCAAGATGAGGTGGATGACCCGTCAACGGGTTCTGCAAAGCGCCAAGCCAGAACCAAAGACCTGGAAAAACAGCTCGCTTTGGTGCAAGGCCTTCGGAAGGAGGTCGAGAAGCTGCAAAGCACGTTGCCAAAGGCTCCCGAAGAGCCGCTGAAGACTGTTGGCTCGACCGACGCCATCAAGGCGCGCAAGGATGCGCTGAAAGAGCTCGCCAAAGCCGAAGCCGACCGCCTCAAGCTCGAAAAGGAACAACTCGCCACGCGCGATCTGCGCAGGCAAACGGCCTACGACAAGGCCGAACAGGACGCCGAGGAAGCCCTGATCAAGGCCAAGCAGGATCTGGACGCTGCCACGCGCAAGGCGCTCGATGCCTCCCTGCAGGAACTTGCCGCCATAGAAAAAACTAACCGCGCTCTGGAGCTTGAGACCGAGGAAATCGGCCTGACCAAGCAGGCGCTGGCAGAACTCACCGCCGCCAGGCTGCGCGACAACGCTGCCGTGCTCGAAGCGCAGGGTTTGAATTCTGATGATGAGACCAAGCTGCGCCAGGCCGCCGCGCTGCGCCGCCAGGCTGAGCTCATCATCGCCAAGGAAGCCAGGCAGGCCAACGTTGACGCGGCTGAGCAGTCGCGCCAGGAGTGGGTGAAGACCTTCGAGCAGATCGGCGAGGCCCTGACCACCGAAATCATGCGCGGCGGCAAAAACGCGGGTCGTCTGCTGAAAGACTATTTCAAAACCTTGGTGCTCCAGCCCATCATCAAGGCCATCGTGAACCCCATCACGGGCGCGATCACATCGGCGCTGGGCTTGGGATCGACGGCTGCGCAGGCGGGGCAGGGCGGGAGCGATGCACTCAGTAGCCTGGGTTCGCTTGCCTCTATTGGCACGATGGCTGGTGCTATGGGTAGCGCATTCGCGGGGGGTGTTTCCGCAACCTTGGCGGGCGGATTCGCTTCTACCGCGCTGGCCATCGAGGGCGGTATGGCCGCTATTGCCGCTGGGACGGCGACATCTATCGGTGTTGGGCTGTCCACCATCGCCGGTGCCCTCGGTCCCTACGCTCTGGCCGCTGCCGCGCTGTACGCCGTTTACAAGGCCCTGGACAAGAGCGGCACGCCAACCCGTGGCGCGGATGTGTTCTCAAGCGGAACCTCGGTAGCCGACCCGTTGGCCGGTACGGTCACCTCGCGCTTCGGCACAGACGCCGCGTTCCAGAACGAGCGCGTGGCGCAAACCGAGCAGTTCCTGGCACCCCTGGCCCTGTCCAGTGCCCAGGCGCTCAACAAGCTCTCCGCGCTCACCGGCGGCGTCAAACAGTTCGCCGTTGGCCTGCAGTTCGCCATTGATGGCGTGGAAGACACGCGAGGGGCCATCAAGCTGTTCGCCGATGGCGCGGTGCTTGCCGCCAAGGAAGAACTGAAGTTCACGCAAGACCTGCAACAAGCCACCAAGGAATTCACGGGCGAACTCGCCCTGTCCCTGGTTGATGCGATTCAGCAGACGATCACGCTGCCCAAGCAGCTGGCCGATGAGTTGTCGGTGCTGCGCACTCAGGTGGGCGGCCCCACCATCGAGGCCGTGGCCGCGTTCACCGACAAGGTGGTCGCGCTGATGACGGCCTCCAAGCAGATGGCCGATGCGTTCAAGCTGCTGCCGGGGTCGTTCTCGAAGATCGCGGGGTTGTCCGACGAACTGCGCATCAAGCTCGCCGACCTGTTCGGCGGCTTCCAAAACGCCAGTGCAGCCATCGGACGCTACTACGAAGCGTTCTACAGCGAGTCAGAGCGCGCAGCCTTTACCACGGCGCAACTCACGGCCACGCTCAAGTCCTTGGGTATCAACACCCTCCCGGCAACGCGCGATGCATTCCGCGCGCTGGTGGACGCGCAAGACCTCACCACCGAGTCCGGTCGGGGCACCTATGCCGCGCTGATCGCGGTTTCTGATGCCTTCGCCCAGGTCACCCCGGTAGTGGAGGCCGCATCGTTGTCCATGGAGCAAATGGTCAGCAATGCCGAAAGCGCCCTGCGCCGGGCCTATGAAGCAGAGGCGGGCAGGCTTGGGGCCATCATCGAGCAGGCCAATGAGGCCCGGTCGGCTTATCAGGCTGGCCTGCAGCGCGAGATCGACGGGCTCAAGCAACTGGAGCAAGTGCTGCGCGATGCGTTCACGCGCGACTCCAGCGCCTTGGAGCAGACCATCAGCGGCCTGGGCGAACTGGACAAGTCGCTTGAGGACTTCATCAGCGGCATCAACAGCACCATCGCACAAGCCAACATTGGCTCATTTGCCTTCGCCCGCGACCAGTTCGAGCGCCGCTTGGCCGAGGTCCAGGCGGGCAACACGGATGCGATCCCTGGCTTGATCTCGGCGGGTGATGCCTACGCGCAGGCCGCGCTGAACAACGCCAGCGACAAGGCCGAATACCTGACCATCCTGGCGTCCATCCGCACGGGCGCGGAGTCGGCCAAGTCGGCCACCAAAACCGCGCAGGATGTCGCCAAGGATCAACTGAAGACCCTGCGCGACCAGGTTGCCAAGCTCATCGACATCGACGACGGCACGATCACCGTTGCCAGGGCAGTGGCGGGCCTGTCGCCCAACATCCAGGCCCAACTCACGGGCATCCTTGGAGTGGACACCCGCGTGGAGTCCGTGGCGCAGGCTATCCGCTTGTTGGAGACCGCCGAGCAGGCCACGGGCACGCGCCAGGTGCTCGCAGACCAGCTGCAGCAGTTGATTGGGCGCACACCGGGGCTGGAGGAACTCAAGGCCAACTTCATCACGGCCACCCAAGCCGCAGCCCAGGCCGAGGCGGAGCTTGCGATCCTGAACGCTCAGGTGGGCAGCCTCATCACCATCAATGAGTCGGTGCTGTCCGTGCGTGACGCCATTCTGGCGCTGCAGCTTGCTCGGGGAGGTGGCGCTGCCATCGACCAGGCCATCACCTCGGCAAGCCAGTCCACCTACGGGAACAAGGTGGACACCTATGAGGCGTTGGAGGCCACGGGGCTATCCGATCTGCAAATCCGGGCTCGCGTTGAAAAGCTGCTCGGCCCGCAGACGGACTACGACTGGCTGCGCTTGCGTGCCGGTGCTGTGTCCGACAACAGCGTGGGAGACAAGGTTGCGCTGTACCGAGATGGCTTGCAGGCGGGATTCAGTTCCTCCGAACTGCGCACCGCCGTTGAGTCTGTGCTGGGCAAGCAAAGCGACCGCAACTGGATGGACCTTGAAAAGCTCGCCGGGTTTGCGACTGGTGGCTACTACCCGGGCGGCATGGCGCTCGTGGGCGAGCAAGGGCCGGAACTGATTAACTTCCGCAACCCTGGGCAGGTGTACACGAACGACCAATCCATGCGGATGATGATGATGGGTGAGGACAACCGCGAGATGGTCGCGGAGATGCGTGCGCTGCGCGAAGAGGTCGCCATGCTGCGGGCCAACACCCAAGCGACGGCGGTGGCCACAAGCAAGACCGCCGAACTGCTGTACCGCGCCACTGATGGCGGCGATGACGCGCTGACCGTGCGCATGGAGGCCGCATGAAAATCGTTCCTCCCTTCGTGATTGATGACTCGCGGTTTTTCAGCAGCAACATCCCCGAGCCCGATCCGGCGTTCGGAGAAATTGCGTGGACACCCAATACGGCCTACACCACGGGCACGCGGCGCATCCGCACGACCACGCACCGCATTTACCAAGCGCTGACCAACATCGCCAACACGGTGAGCACCCCGCCCGAGAACGACCCGCTGAACTGGGTGGATGTCGGGCCGACGAACCGGTTTGCGATGTTCGACTATGACCGCAACACCGCCAGCAGCAGGCCACTGAGCATCAACGCCACTGTGCGCTCGATGGGCCGTGCCACTGCCCTGGTGCTGTTTGGCCTGGATGCGCAGATGGTTGAGATCACTGTGCGCGAGGGGTCTGATACCGGCCCCATCGTGTACACGCGCAGCTACAACCTGCAGGAGCGCTTTGTCAGCAACTGGATGAGCCACTTTTTCGCGCCGTTCATCTTCCGCGAGTCGTTGGTGCTCATTGATCTGCCGCCCTACGCCAATGCGTTCATCACGGTCAGCCTGACCAAGACCGTTGGTGATGTGCTGATCGAGTCCATGGTGATTGGTGCGCCGGTCACGATTGGCGAAACAAGCCTCGGGGCTGAGAGTGACATCGTGGACTTCAGCCGCGTGGAGCGGGATGGGTTTGGCAACGCCACGCTGGTGCCGCGCAAGAACGTGCCGCGCCTGACGGCCCAGGTGTTCGCTGACAAGGCCGATGTACCGGCGATCCGAAAGCTGCGCCAGGACTTCGCCGGCAGGCCGTTGGTGTTCCTCGGCATTGAGGATGGCGAGGACGCCTATTTCGACTCGCTCAGTTTGGTTGGGATTTTCAAACGCATGGCCGTGGTGGTGGAGTACCCCAACCACGCCTTGATCAACATTGAAGCGGAGGGCATCTGATGGCCATCACACAGACCATCTCAACGCTGGGTCCCACACCCAGCATCAACGACCCGGCGACGTTCGAGGTGCGGGCCGATGAGGTTTTGACGCAGGGCCTTCCGCTGTTGGTCGATGAGTTGAACTTTTTCTCATCGCAGGCCAACAGCACCGAGGCCAACGTCAACGAGAAGGAGGCCAGCGCGGCGGCCAGCGCGACAGAGGCGGAGGCTCAGGTCGCACTGGCAAATACCGCTGCAAACATTGCCACTGGAGCCGCAAACTTCAAGGGTGAATGGAGCGGCGCCACGGCATACACAACCGGGCAAAGCGTGTCGTACCTGGGCGAGCGATTCATCGCCAAGGTCAACAGCACAAACGTGATCCCGGTGGATGGGCCGACTTGGCTGCGGATTTTGTCGATCCCGAGCACCACGGGAAACGCCGGGAAGATCATCACCACCGATGGGCAGACACCTTCGTGGTCTGCTTTGAAAACCGTAAATGGTCAGTCTTTGCTCGGTACAGGCAACGTGGCGGTTGCGCCTGCAACGCTGAACTTCTTTGCCCGGTCTGCGGACATCACGCTCACCAGCGAGAATGCGGGCGCTCTGATCACGGTGGAGCCGGTCAACGACCTGTCGTTGACGCTGCCTGATGCGACCACGCTCACGGGCGATACCTCGTTCACGATCAAGAACACCGGAGAGTTCGCGGCGCTTGTGCTGGACAGCGCGGGGAACTACCTTGCCGCCATTGGCCCCGGCATGGGCTACATCGTATGGGCAAACGACATCAGCACTGCGGCGGGCTCATGGAGCTTTTCGGCTGATACGCCTCCGGCATTCGGAGGCAGTGCGCTTGCCGGGAATTTCACACCCGAGGTGTTGCGCACAAATCGCTCGGTATCTGCGATCAGCAGCACCAAGGCGGTCAAGATTTTTTCGATGCGTAACGGTTCACCAGCCGGGCCGAATTACACATCAATCGGATACACGCTGAACGCATCGGTTCTAACCATTACAGCAGGGGTAGTTACAGCGGGCAGGCAAAGCCGACTTGTTGATGGTCTTGGTAGTGGTCAATATGCATCCGTTGAGATGCTTTCGGCCACCACGGGCGTTGCCGTTTACCTTGACTCAAGCAACCTGATGTTCGCGGTTGCCTTTACGGTCAGCGGTGATTCGATTGTTGCCGGGACACCCGTTGCACTGGATGCGACAGCTTCGGCTAGTGTGCCCCCAAATCTCTGCGCATTGAGCGCCACCACCGCCGCTTTTGCCTTCCGGGATCAAACAAACGCCCTGCGCGGTGCGCTGCTGACCGTTTCGGGTCTGAGCATCACAGTTGGCGTTACCAATACAAACCTTGCAACGGCGAACTTTTCAGATTTCGGTATTGCGGGTGTTTCCTCCACTCGCTTTGTGATCGTGTACGGTG